AAATATGGAAATGGAAAAGGAGTAACCCATGCCCCGCTATCAATACCACTGCCCGGCCTGCGACGAAGCGCAGACCCATGACTGCTCGTACAAGGACCGGCCCAAAACCATCGACTGCAAGAAGTGCGGCGGGCAGGCTGAATACCGGCCGGCCCTCACGCACATAGCGTATTTTAAGAAATCTCGTCATTCCAATGACATCATTGACTGGCGGATTGCATCGTAACCACAAACAGAAGGAGCAAGAAAATGAAAAGGTTGAGTTTAATCGTAACGATGCTGGCCGCATTGATACTGACCGCCGGCAATGCAATGGCCTACTATGTTGTCACCGCGGCTGCGGAGGCGAAAGGACCGATTCGCCTGGACATGGATGTTCTCTATTCCGCGGGCGATACGCATATTGTCTCCCCAGAGGTTATTGGCTGGTACACCGGCAGGACCGATGTCTTCACCGTCACCGAGGTCAACGTCACCGGCGCCGAGCTGAACCTGATTGACGGTGGTGTAACCAAAACCACCGCCAACGTCGGCACGGCTGGCACCGGAGTCACCGCTGTTGAGTACGGTGATGGGCTGAACCACACCACGGTACTGACCGTGGCTGTCACTGATGCCGTCACGGTTGCTGATGGCGCCGCCCTGTGCGACGGATACCTGGTTTACACCTTCCCGGCCGGCGAGGTTATTGTCAACAGCGCCTCGATAAGCATGGGCGTAACTCTGGCCGAGGACACTGATGCCACACCGGAACTTTGCATAGGGAACGTCCTCGGGTCTGATGCCCAGGCTACCTGTGGCGAAGATGACGCCGGGCTGGAGAATATCCTTGGGCCGGCAACGGCCGATGACTGCGCAGGAACCGCCGAGGTCCTGACGGCTGCCACCAACTCCGGGGCGCCCCTGGTGCTGGCCACGGCCGACGATCACAAAGTCTATTTCAACCTGTGCGCTACCTGGTCGGACACTGCGGGAGCAGACTTGACCGGGGACATTGCAGGGACTGTGGTGATCAACTGGCAGTTCATGCAGTAATGATGATTTTTCGCCCGCAAGGGCTTGTGTTGGCACAGATGCACAGCGACAATGGCGCAAGAGTCACGGGGTTTTTTGGGAGTTTCCCCGCGACCACCTCCGGCCAGATAGCTGGGTTGACGGTTGACCAGCTCAATTTGTGCATACCGTCTTTATGAAAGAGATCGAGGCCAGACAGCTTCTTGAAGAGATCCGCGACCTGTGCAAAAGGCATGGGTTGTGGGTCACGGTCGAGGAAGAGCACAGGCCGGAGCTGAAGATGATCCGGGTGAAGGAAATATCAATCAAGGTAGAGAAAACATAACATGACGGCCCGGAAAGACGGGCAATAAAAGATAACCGAACGACCACCATTTAGGGGCGGCGGATTCCAGAACCAAGGAATCTGTCCGCCCCTTTTTTATTTCTCCAAACTTTCGCGGCCACGGCGATACAGCGGCAAGGAGGAAGCATGAAGGCAGGAGAGTACATCGAACAGCACAAATGCGAAGACGGAACACTGTCTCCTGAAGCGATGGCGGAGCTGCTTTTAAGCGGCGACATCGACTTTGACGACACCGGGGAACCGGATGGGGAATCGTCAGCCCCACAGGAAGACAAGAACGTCGAGGCCAAGGAGCCCGAAGAAGCCAAGGCGGAACCGGAGAAGCCCGAAGAACCTGTAGTCCTGGCCAAGGACGGCAAGAGCCAGATCCCTTACGCGGAGCTGGAGAACGCCCGAAAGGCGGAACAGGAAGCGAAGAAGCAGCTCGAAGAGTTGACCACGCGCAACAAGGAACTGCAGGACAGGCTGGCCGAGGTCGAAGAGGCCAAGGCGGAAGCCACCAAGACCGGCGACACCGAGGAATACGAGGCGCTCCTGGAAGAGATCAAGGAGGATTTCCCGGAACTGATGACGGCAATCGACAAACGGTTCGAGATGCAGGAGCAGCGGCACAAGGCCGAACTCGACGCATTGAAGAGCGGCATTGCCGAAGAACTCAAGCCCCTCAGTGAGCTGGCCAACCGCCAGGACGTTGAGGCGCATTTTGACCGTATCCGGGAAGCCCATTCCGATCTCGACGCCATCCTGGCAGGTGAAGACCTGGGGAAGTGGATCGAGACCCTGCCCGAACCCGTCATCGACGCCTATGTCCAGATCCTGGAGAACGGGACCTCGGACCAGGTGAACAAGATGCTGACCAACTTCAAGGACGCGACCGGCTTCAAGTCGGAAGCCCCGAAGACGGAAACATCCACCAAGGGCGCCGAGGACAAGATCAGCAAGGCAAAGGAAAAAGTACCGTTGAGCCTGACGGATATCCCCGCATCTGGAGCAACGCCCGTCGATGAATTGCAGGCTGTCGCGCAAATGGATTCAGCCAAGTTCATGCGATATCTCGAGGGGAAAAGCAACGAACAGATCGAGGAGATCCTAAGCAGGCTCGTTTAACCACGAACTGAGGATATAAAAAATGGCACAGACAGTCATTAAATACGGCGACGACCAAGCCGTAGTCAAGCAAAGTGCTGGTCTTTTTGCGCAGAACATGCAGCGTCCGACCACCATAAACCGGCTGACGGGCAAGCTCCCGCAGCAGAAAGACGCGGAGCGCAACCTGCGCTTCCAGTCAACCAATGAAATGCCAATCGTCCGGTGTATGGACCTGCAGAAGACGGCGGGCGACGAGGTCACCTTTGATCTCATCAATCCCCTGGGTGGAAAACCCATCATGGGCGAGGCCGTGGCGGAAGGCCGCGGCCAGAAGATGACCTTCTCCCAGGACAAGCTCCACATCGATCAGGCCCGCTACCCGGTTTCGGCCGGCGGCAAGATGACCCAACAGCGTACCCCCCACCAGCTCCGGCAGTTGGCCCGGGCCCTGGCCCAGAACTACATGACCAGGCTGCAGGATCAATTGTGCCTGGTGCATCTGGCCGGGTCACGCGGGTTTGCGACGGGGATCGAATGGGCGGTGCCCCTGGCCTCTGATGCTGATTTCGCCAGTATCTGCGTCAACACCATTAAAGCCCCGACCTACAACCGGCACTTCCTGTCCACCGGCTCCAGTATCGAGCACGTCAACGCCGCCGGCAACGAGATTGCCCTGGCGACGACCGATATCATGAACATCTCGGTCATCGACGCGCTGCGGACCAAGCTGGATGGGATGGAACTGCCGCCGCCTCCGGTGAAATTTCCCGACGATCAGTTGGCAAACGACGCGCCGATGCGGGTGCTCATGGTTTCCAGCGAGCAGTACACCGATATCGTGCAGTCCACCAACTTCCGGACCTGGCAGGCCAACGCCATGTCCCGGGCGTCCATGGCCAAGAACAACCCGCTGTTCATGGGTGAGGCAGGGCTGTGGAACGGCATTCTGATTGTCAAGATGCCGAAGCCGGTCCGGTTCTTCTCCGGCGACGCGGTCAACTGGTGCGCCTCTGCGCTTACGCAGACCGAGACCTCGACCGATCTGGTTGACGATGCGTTCTCCACCAACTTTGCCGTTGACCGGGCGCTTCTGCTCGGCGGGCAGGCACTGGCGGAAGCATACGGCCAGAACAAGCTGACCGGCAACCCGTTCTTCTGGAACGAGGAGCTGCTTGACCATAAGGACAAGCTGGAGGTCATGGTCGGCATGATGGGCGGTAAGTCGAAAATCCGCTTCCTGATCAACCACGGGACCCAGGAAGAGTACACCGACTTCGGCGTCATGGCCATCGACTCGGCGGTCAGGCTGATTGGATAAACAGGGCAGGCCGGGCATTCGTGCCCGGTAGTCCTTTCACTTCAAAGGAGTAACTGAAATGGCAACTGCAACAAAGAAAAACGTGAAGTACCAGCAGCAGTTCGGCGGGGTGCCATACGGCAACCTTTCGGCTCTGCACTTCAACTTGACGACCAGCGCCACCGGTGTCTGGGAAGACAGCGACATGACCACCGCCTTGGTCGATGAGACCAAGATCCGGCTCGGTATCCTGCCGGCCGGCATGACCCTGATGAACTACATGGCGATCATCTCCGCCGCCTTCGATACCAACGTCGATTTCGAGATCGGCTTTGAATACGTCGATGGAGTTGATTCAACCGCGGTTCCCCAGGATCACGACTATTTCACCGCGGCCCTGAATGCCGACGCAACCAGTGTGACGTTCAAGACCAACCCGACGGCGCCGGTCACCCTGCCCAAGGATGCGTACCTGATCATCACCATTGAGACGGACGACAACGAGGCGGCAGGCATTCTTGACCTGTTCGTTATCGGGGTACTGGAAGGGAAGTAAAGGCGTTCAACGATGCTGAACAGCGATGAACAGAGCGGGGAGCTAATCCCTCCCCGCTTTTAAGGAGAGAGCATGAAAACAAAGGATATCGCCATGATCTGCCACGGAGCCATTCAGGCCCTGCGCGGCTTCATGGGAGAGGCAACTGTCACATGGGATGAGGCCACGAACCTGACCAGGAACAAGTACATCGACGGTGTCAAGTTCCACGAGGACAACCCGGAGGCAACCCCGGAGGAAGGCCACGCAAGCTGGATGAAACGGACCGGCTCGGACGTGCTATACGACGACCTGGACGATCCCGCCAAGGCGGAGCGGGTTGTGTTCACCACCCTGGTCCGAGAATGCGCCAAGGTCCCGGACACCAAGACGGTCGTGCAGGTCGAGACCAAGGAAGTCGTGAAGCAGGTCCCGGTCGAGACTGTCCCGGTCAAGTATATCGGCAAACGTGACCGCTATGTGGACGGCATATACGGCACGATGATCGCCTGGACCAAGGGCGAGACCATCCTTGTGCCGGCTGAACATGCGGTGAAAATGCTGCGCCATCCCGACGTGTGGGTCAAGGGCGAGAAGAAGGACGCCAATGCCGGACCAGATCCCCTGGCAATGAAGGCCAAAGCCAAGGATGAGGGCGACGAGGAAGAAAAGCTGCAGGAGGCCCGGGACGCTATCGCCCAGATGG